TACCCAAAGCATTGGTGTATGCCTTACGGAATCCATTCAATGTGTCTACCAACTTATCGAATGCCATTTTTCAGTCCTGCTTGCTGTTGAATGTTTTGTTGACGATCGTGCGCCTGTTTTTCGCGATAGAAAGTAATGACGTTAAATAGTTCTCTGATCCGAAGATTGAAGAAATGTTCCCATTTGCTATGGTCATTGTTTGCCAGATTGTTGACCAGGTCGAGCCATCCAAATCTACTTTCATACGTTTCAACTTCTTTTTGGCTTCCTTCAGATTGTCCTTCGCCATCATTGCCAAATAAACCTGCATACTGCGAGCGTAGTTCTTGTAACTTTCGAAAAAAAAAGCAGTCAACGGATAGACAACATCCATCTTTGCCTTCTTCATGTCAGCAGCTACTTCATTGTGTTGCTCTGAATTGTAGGTGCCATCCTTCCATCCGAACCATGTCTTTTTGCATGGAATACAAAACAAGGCCAGGATGTCGGCCATGTTGTCCATCACCTTGTCCTGGTCCTTCATCAGATGCATCAAAGTAATGTATTGTCCACCGGTCAGCTTCTCCACATCTGATTCAATTCTGTACTTGGTGCCATTGGCCATCATGTACTTCTGCAGCTTTCCTTCAACTGCTGATGACAGGAATGCCAATGATTTCATCACATTGGTGTAGGATTTCAATGACAGTTCTTTTACTGCTGCTTCTGACCATCCTGACATGATACTTATGATGGCCACGTTCTTTTCGTATTCGTGAAGATCATCGTGCTTCATCACATTCTGCAATGCCGCAAACTGCTCCACAGTAACTTCTGACCAACTGCTTGGAAGTTCAATTTCGTTCATTCTCTTGTCTTATCTGTTCAATTTTCTTGATTGCCCAATTGATACCTTCATCACCGCCCCATGCTAACCAAGATAAACGGCCACATCCTTCACCAAGTTTCCTTTTGCTGTTCCTTTTGTGCCGGATGAATGCTGCCATTCGTTCAATTGTCTCCACGGAAATTGGTTCTCGCTTTGCAATTTGCCTTGCTCTGGCCTTTCCTATAGGTCCAGAACATGATCCCCATCCATACTTTTCCGCATACCTTAACGCTGCCTTCGCGTTCTCAGAAGCTGCCTGTGGATAGTCATTGTATGCTTCCTGCATCTTCCAAACACGTCCAAGTCTTTCCAGGATGTTCATCTGTTGTCTTTCAAGTAAATAGCAAAATGTTCAATCTGTATCTACTGCGAATCGCAGCAGCAGCAATCTGTCATAGTATGGCATGAATGCTCTGTTGCCTGGATTGCCACGAAGAGTCTTGATGTGGCTGTCAATCATCTTTGGCACATTGGTCACAACTTCGCATTTGCTGATTCGCACCTGCTCTGGAAACGTCATGGCCTTCAGTTCCTTTTCAAGTCTGTTCAATGGAATCATCTGACTGCATAGGTTCCTGTTGACATTGATTTGCTCATCACGGCATACCTTGCCGCATCAATGGCATGATTGCAATGGTCCACGGGAATGTTCGATGATGCACCTGTTTTGTCTGTCTGCCAGACATAGCCACGCATTTCCTTAATCAGATTGATTGATGATGATGTCACCATCAATGGCACCTGTTGCATTTGGTTGATGCCATACATGATGCTGTCCTTTCCCTTTACTGCTCCACGGATTCTGTGGCCATACCTTCGCAGTTCGTCAATGCTCTTCGGTTCTGCTGAATCGGCTATGATTTCAATACCCTTGAATCCATCCAGGACATTGCTGATGTCCTTGTTGCTCATTCCTGTCGAATAATGGATTTCGTGCATCCACAGCTTGCCATCTGCTTGCCGAACTTCAACAATGGCCGTTGCGTTATTCGTATATCCCCAATCAAGGCCAATGCATCGCCATCTGTAGTTGTCTGGCAGTTGGTCACATTGGTTCCAATTGTCAAATACAACACCTTGCAATGAGCCTATCTTACCAAGGCCATAGACATTCCACCAATTCTGCCAATAGGATGAATGCTTTGCTTTTTCTTCTGCTTTCTCAATGTCCTTCCGAATCGTGTCCGGCAATGCTTCATTGTCCTTGAATGTCAGAATCAGATGTTCAGAATCGTCTTCTTGCAGCACTTCTGTGTGTGCCCAAAATTCCATAGTCGGATTGAAGTCAATGAAGATTTCATCTGATGTTCTGATGGCAAGCTGATAGTAAGATTCAAACGGAATGTTGTTGGCTTCGTTCACATAAAGGATGTTCCTTCTGGCACCACGCAATCGTGATTCCTGGTCTGCGCTGAAAAATTCGATGTATGAACTATTAGCAAATGTGTATGTAAGCAATGACCTGTTCCATCTGCTGTCATTGTATCTGCCTGTGATCTGCATCACTTTCAGAAAGTCCTTCATTGCTCCACGCCTAAGATGTGGCACAGATTCTGACACAACAGATATTTCAAGACCATCAATTCTGGCTGCTCTGTCAATTAGGACCGGAAGAATGCCGAATGTCTTACCTGCTGATGTGCCACCCTGGATGACCTTCTTGCGTTTGGTCAGCTTGCGGATCTTGCGGATGGCCGTTGTGTAAATGAAATCATTCATTCATCATCACCGAATAATGGCTGTTCACGATGTGTCACTTCGTGCTTTTCGGTCAAGTTGTTCAATCGCTGTGTGATGCTTGTGTTGTAGATTCCGGTCATGCCACCTTCAATCTGGTCCTGTCGGATGCTCTTACGTATACGCGAACAGACGGCGGAAAATTCTTTATACGCTCCATTTTTGTTCCCGAAATAATCATCAAGAAAATGGTTCAATCCTTCATTCGCCACGTAGTTCTCGAATCCTTCCATTGTCAATGGCTTCTGAAGTTCACGATGCACAGTTATAGCCTTCGGACCAATGAAATCCTTCACAGTTATTGGATGGTCCTTAGTGTATGCGGCATATTCCAGGAACAGTTGCCACATCTTGTCCGGTGTTTCGATGTACTTCTTCTTTGCCATTACTTCTTGAAATTTACCAATGCTTCTTCAGCTGTTGAACCAATGCCTTGCTTGAAGTTGCCTTCATTGTTCCAATACTTGTTAGCATCTTCTCGCTTGAATGCGTGCCACTTCATGGTGTATGTGTTGTGGGTTACATACACGCCGTAATTCTCATGGTTCTTGTTCTGCTTCATTTTCTCCTTCTTCGCTTTGGCTTTGGCGTTGGTTTATTTTCTTCAGCAAACTTCAGCATCACCCTGGCCATTGTCTGTGCAGAACTTCCGCAAGTGAAACACACACGCGCATTGCCGTGAATAGCTTTGTATGTTTCTTCATAGTCTTTCACTTCATTCTTGGTCAATCTTCCGCTGAACTTCCTTGCCGCCATCAATTGAAGTTGATCAAGGTGTTCATTGATAAATAGCAAAATTTGATTTTTGTCCATGTCACATCCCTTTGCGCCCACCGGTATTGGCACCAACTATGGCCATTGGCTTGGTGAATACTTTCTTCATCACCTTTCCGCAGCAGGTGAATGTTGGTTCTTCGTTCATTCCATGCACATAGTCCTGGACCATCTTGCATTTCCCTTGGCATTTATATGAATAGGTCATTCTAATTGTTTTGGTTGAGCCTTTCCAATCTTTCAATTGACCGAATGATTGAATTGACCTTTTTCGTTATATTATCAGCCTTAAGTTTGTGGCCATTTAGTTTGACTATCTTACTGCTCATGGCATCCAGAAGATTTTGAATTTGTAAAGAATACGTTCTATCAAAACAGCCATCAATGCCACCTGGACAGATGGCCAGACAGCTTCAGCCGTTGCTGCTCCAACAACCAATCCAATCCAAAACGACAGACATAGTGAACAATCGAATGGTTTAATGGATGCCCATTCGTCAATGTTCAGCCATTGCTTAATGTAGGTCTGGATGCTTATCACTTCGGTCAGTAGTGACGCGATGACCGCTGCTAATACAGCGTTGCAAAATAATTCCATAATAGTCTTCCTTTAGTTGGTCCAATGTTCTACGGACCGAGTTGCCAATTGATTTGAATGGAATGTCAACCTTCTTGCCGACCTTCCGATAGCTGCCTTCTTGTAGCCACAACCGCAGCACTTCCTTGTCATACCAATGATAGGAATCCAACAATGCTTCGATGATCATCATATCATCTTCCTGGTCCCAATCGTAACCTTCAGCATCATCGGCAACGTCTGGCATCTCTGTGCTGTGTGCAAACAGGCCGTGCTTACGTGAGAATGTGGACCTTGGTGATGTTGCCATTGTCATCATCGTTCTGACTACGTAGTAACGTAGATATCCACCATCATTGACATTGGTCCATTTGTCATCATCCATTTCCAGGATGACCATTGCAACTTCTTGGATCAGGTCATCAGCATACCTGTGACAGATGCGAATTGCCAATTCACGCAATTCATCATCCGCCAACAGGTCAATTACTGCTTGGTGCTTAGAAAGGCAGGTCATCATTTCCGATGGCTGCGGCCTGTGCTTTCGATTTGGCCACAACCTTTTCTTTAACGCTTCCTTCTTTCTCTGGTTTCCACGTGTCAACGGAAATAGCAACATCATTGCCGTAGTCATCAAGTTGATCACGCAAGTTGATGTTAACCTTCACGTACTTTTTGCCGTTGTAGATGAACGTATGTTCAGATGGAATCTTGTCCAGACAGATGGATGCCTTCAGCCATGTGTCACCTTTCTTCTGACCATTGCCGCAATAGATTGTTTTTTCTTCACTCATTGTGTTTAAAAATTGATTTCTACAAATATACGATTTTAAACAATACCATTCATCCGGAACCATTTGGTCACAGTCTGTTGATACCTGTTATCTTCTTGCATCAATGCAAATCTGCTTTGAACTTTTTCATTAGGAAATTCCCGCACTTCATTCCTTTCAAGCAGATATTGATAGAGCAATCCCCACATTGGGAACTCTGGCAATCTGCCATGTTCCTGGATGTAGTTGATGGTCCAATCATACATGAATTGTGCATCAATCGGATCACTTGCTGCTTGCAACATCTTTGGTTGAAATGTTGGCTGTGCTGCCTTGGTTCTTTCTGTCTGCTGAAATGCTCGAAGCACTTCGCCAACTACCTTTGGTGACAATTGCTGACCATAAGTTGACAATGTCAATGGCTTGTTGTTCAAATATAGGCTGTTAGATGCTGCCTTCTGAAATGCTGTGACCAATTTGAAATCATCGATGTGCGGAAATTCAGCATCCACAAATCTTGCGATGATGTCAATTAGCATCTGACCATTCTGGTTTCTTTCGAATGGCTTGCAGCCAACCAATAATGGCAGCTTGTGAATAGTTACTTGTTGAATCATGGTTTTTCTCTGTGTGTTGTAATTTATGAATTTATTTTTGGTTGTTCCACTTCAAAGTCAAACTTGAATCCGTTGACATCGTCACCTTTCTCCTTCGCCCGTTTTATCCAGGATAGGACCGCTGCCTTCCAATTAGCCATTGGCACCTGTCCAACCATCCAACCTTTGGACTCATAATAATACCAGAACTTGTCAGCTTCGTCCTGACTACGG